TCAAGAAGCATATGAGGAACATTATTTTACTTGTGAAAGATGCGAAGAGATCGATCATGGTGAAAATTCAAGATCATGTGATGATAGTGATCGAATTTACTGTGATCATTGTTACGATGATGTTGCAAGTTACTGTGATGATTGCGATCAAAGTTATCACCACGAAAGAGGTTGTGATTGTGATCGCGAAGAAAGTTCAAATCTTGATGAGTACAACGAAAGAAACCCCCTTCATTTTTTAGGCAAAGAAAATGATTATATGTTTTATGGAATTGAAAAAGAAGTGCAGGTCTATGAAAACAAATCAAGAAATGAAATTGTTGATCTATTTAGAGATTGTTTTAACCAAGAGCAAACAAACATTATCTGTAAAAGAGATGGATCATTACACCACCAAAAAGGTTTTGAGATGTCATCTACAAATTGTAGTTTTGATTATCATAAAAAAACTTTTTGGAATGATTTTTATGATTTGAAGCCTGCTCAATATGTTAAAGCATACGATGGTAAAGATTGTGGAATTCATATTCATTTTAATCGCAATGCCTATACAGAAAATAATTTAAGAAGTTTAAATTGTTTTTATAACAATCCAAAAAATAAAAAGTTGATTGTTGATATCGCAGGCAGGGACGAAACCACTTACTGCCGTTTTGTTCCTTCGATTACTTATGATGATCCAATAAGAACGAATGGATCAGAATATAAATATCGTGTTATTAATTATAATAATAAAGATACAATTGAAGTTCGAATTTTCAGAGCGAACTTAAAACAAATTTCTTTTTTTAGATATTTAGAATTTGTTCATTCTGTTAATTTATGGATTAAAGATCACGATACTACAGAATATGAAAAAATAACTTGGGTAGAATATTTTGATTGGCTATTAAAAAACTTATCAAAAGATTTTTCTAATCTTTTATTTTTTCTATCTAAAAGAAATCATTTTGATCATTTAGAAACAATCGACGAATGGCAAGATGTTTATACTAATTATAAAACAGTAGTGACTGATTTTGTAAATGCTAATCAAGAACTAATAGAAAGCGAAGGTGAATAGAATGTGTTTAATTATTTTAGCAAATGATCTTAAATCTTTAGATTATAAAGATTTAGAAACTGCATACGACAGAAACAAAAATGGTTTCGGTGTTATGTATTTAGATAAAAAAGAAAATTTTATTTCAGATAAATTTTTACCAAAAGATTTCACTGAGTTAAAAAACTTTTTTAATTTACATAAATCAAAAGCCAATAATCAAATGGCAATTCATTTTAGATTTACGACGGAAGGCAAAACCAATTTTAAAAATTGTCATCCCTTCATTAGTTATAAAGATGAGAAAAGAACAATAGGATTAATGCATAATGGAGCACGATTACCAATACCCTTAATTCATAAAAATTGTTCTGATACTTGGCATTACAACGAACACTATTTAAAACCATTGTTGAAGCATAATCCTAATTTAATTTTGAAAAAAGATTTTCAAGATGAGTTGCAGGATCATATTCAATCAGATAAATTTTTATTGTTAGATAGTATGACAAGAAAATTTATTATTATTAATGAGAAGTTAGGAAACTACAAAGGGGCGAATTGGTTTTCAAATGATTATTGGAATGTAAAAAAGTTTTCATTTGATACACCAAAAATTTCATACAGAAATTACGACGATAACTTTTATAATTCATTAGATCAGAATTATAATTATGATAATGAAAATTATTATGATTTTGTTCCTACGAATGAAGAGTTATTAAAATGGAATGAAAGTGACATCTTTGATTTCATTGAGTGTTGCGCTTCAAATGGTGATTACTATCCATTAATAGAAATCATTAACGACTATAAAAAATATATCGCTTAGTTAATCCTGCGTTCCTGCTCCTGCTCATTTGGGGCAGGAGCACCACCCCCCAAAAAATCGCTTGTGCTTGAGAATTTTTTCAAAATCGCCTAACCAAAAATATGAAGAATGAATATTTTTGGTTAAAGAGATACTAAGGAATTACGAAGTAATACTATCTAATTGACAATGTAGGGGGTACACCCTAAATTCAGTAGTACATAGTACGTATGCTAGTATATAAATATACATACAAAAGATGAACGATTTTCATTCAGATTTGAGCCAGATGTCTCAAGAGGAGCGTTTGCTATTCTTGAAAAAGTTAGAGCTTAAGAAAGTGCAACTTGAGGCAGCTAGAAGTTCTAGGGACTCCTTTACGAATTTTGTAAAAAGTATATGGCCCGACTTCATAGAGGGTAGGCACCATAAAATAATTTCTAAAAAATTAGAAGCCATCAAGAATAAAAAAATTTCTAGATTGATAGTGAACATGCCACCAAGACACACTAAGTCAGAATTTGCTAGTTATCTGTTCCCAGCTTGGATGATGGGGCATAACCCTAAATTGAAAATTATCCAAACCACCCATACAGCAGAACTAGCATATCGTTTTGGTAGAAAAGTCAGAAACTTGATGAACGAACAAGATTACAAGTCCGTGTTCCCTGACACAGAACTACGAGCCGACTCTCAAGCGGCAGGAAGATGGGAGACAAATCACGGTGGCGAATACTTTGCGGCAGGTGTCGGTGGTTCGATAACCGGGCGTGGTGCAGATTTACTCATTATCGACGACCCCCACTCCGAACAAGACGCTTTATCGAAAACTTCTATGGAGAACGCATGGGAATGGTACACCTCAGGACCTCGACAACGTCTACAACCAGGCGGAAGTATCGTTGTAGTCATGACCAGATGGTCAGAAGATGACTTAACAGAGAGATTAATGGAGGCTCAGATGAAAGATCCCATGGCAGACAAGTGGGAAATAGTAGATTTTCCAGCGATCATGGACGACGGACAACCACAATGGCCAGAATATTGGAAAAAAGACCAACTCGAGGCCGTCAAAGCGTCTTTACCCATGGGAAAATGGAACGCACAGTGGCAACAACAGCCAACTTCCGAAGAAACTTCGATAATTAAGCGAGAATGGTGGCAAGAATGGAAGAAAGAACAGCCTCCCCTGCAATATATCATTCAAAGTTACGATACAGCGTTCTCATCGAAGACCACATCGGACTATTCAGCGATCACAACGTGGGGAATTTTCTATAATGAGGTGACAGGTAAGCAAAATATTCTTTTAATGGAGGCAGATCGAGGAAGATGGGACTTTCCCGAGCTAAAAAGGATTGCTTTAGAGAAAAACGACTACTGGAAGCCAGAACAAATCATCGTTGAGGCGAAAGCGTCAGGTCTCCCCCTTACTCACGAGCTTCAAGCCATGGGAATCCCAGTGATTAACTTCACACCAAGTAGAGGAAACGACAAAATGGTAAGAGTCAACTCTGTCTCTCCCCTTTTTGAAAGTGGAATGATCTGGTATCCTCCGTATAAGTGGGCAGAAGAATTGATTGAAGAATGCGCAGCTTTCCCTTATGGTAGAAACGACGACTATGTTGATAGTATGACACAAGCATTGATGCGTTATCGACAGTTCGGTGCATTACAACACGAAGATGATGAACCTGTAGAGGACTGGATGCCGAAGCGTAAGATTGCTTTTTACGGATCATAAGGTATAAACATTAAATGGCAGAAATCGATAAAACTTTGAACGAGGCACCAACAGGTGTCGAAGAGGAAATTGTAGAAGAGGCAGTAACCGAAGATACTCCCATGGAAGTGGAGGTCGAAGGGGAAGAGGCCGTCAGCATTGGTCCAACGCCCACGGACACTGGAGCAGGATTCGCTAGTAACTTAGCAGAAGCCATAGAAGAAGAATCATTAGCAAAATTATCAAACGAACTTCGATCACAATTTTCTGTTGATCACACATCAAGAAAAGATTGGGAACAAAGTTACATCAAAGGATTAGATTTATTAGGTTTCAAATACACACCCGTCTCCAACCCTTTCAGAGGCGCGGCATCAGTTTCTCATCCACTACTCGCAGAGGCAGTCACGCAGTTTCAAGCAGGAGCTTACAAAGAGCTTTTGCCTGCGGGCGGTCCCGTCAAGACTTCTATCATGGGCAAAGCAACTCCTGAGGTAGAAGAACAAGCAGAGCGAGTAAAAGAATACATGAACTATGAGTTGATGTATAAAATGAAAGAGTACGATCCTGAGATGGACCAATTATTATTTCACTTACCTCTAGCAGGAAGCGCATTTAAAAAAGTTTATTACGATGGCAACATGGCAAGGCCCTGTGCAAAATTTATTCCGAGTGAAGACTTAGTTGTAAACTATGGGGCATCAGAATTAGAAGATGCAGAAAGAATTACTCACGTTATAAAAACTTCTCCTAACGATTTGAAAAGACAAATGCTCTCTGGTTTTTACAGAGACATAGATATTGATGACAACGATGAATTATATTCTTCTTATTCTGATATCCAAGAAAAGTATGATGAGTTAGAAGGCGTAAACAAGTCAGAGTATTCTGGTCAATATGAATTATTAGAAATGCACGTTGATTTAGATTTAGAAGGCTATGAGAATATTGGACAAGACGGAGAGCCCACAGGGCTAAAATTACCTTATGTGGTAACACTGGAACAGGGCACAGGAAAAGTTTTATCAATCTATCGAAACTACTTAGAGAACGATCCGATGTTTATGAGACAAAAATATTTTGTTCATTACAAGTTTTTACCTGGTCTCGGATTTTATGGTTTTGGTTTAGTACACATGCTCGGTGGTTTGACAAGAACCGCAACAGCTGCACTGCGAGCATTGTTAGATGCAGGTACATTATCCAACTTACCTGCTGGTTTCAAATCAAGAGGACTCAGAGTCAGAGACGATGAAGAACCTTTAATGCCGGGAGAGTTTAGAGACGTTGATGCACCGGGGGGAGATCTAAGAAATGCTTTAATGCCCCTGCCCTACAAAGGACCAGACGGAACTTTA